TGCCGATAAACATTTAGGCGGACATGGTAGTGCTGATCATAAAGCATATAAAGCTAAAATTAAGTCACATGGATATGAAGTCGATCACCATAAATAATTTAACGAAATAATGAGGAAGATAAAAATGTTACACCCACCGAGTTGGCAAAAAGATGCTTTACCCACAGGACGTGGATGGGCTCATCCGAAGACAGGCGAACTACTGAAAGCTACAAGACTTTCAACCGCTGATATTAATGATTATCTTGGTATTCCTAAACAAGTTGCGCCCGCGCCTGCGCCAGTACCTGATGTACATGAAGAACCAGCAGGTGGAATGAAAACAGCTGTAGCTGAAGGAGATCAAATGGAAATGTTACTTGAAGCTGATCCTATCAATCTAGATAATATGACTAAACTTGAACTAGAAACATATGGTCGCACACTTGGAATAGAGCTTGATAGACGTAGGTCTAAAGCGGATCTTATAAATACTCTTAACGAAGCAGGGTAACTTTATAAAGAGTAAACATTATGAGCGAAAAGCTTGATGACGATCTACTAGAAGAAGATCTAGTACGATTTGCGATTAAACAATATTATACGCCGCTAGGTATTGACTTTGATGAATTCTATACAGACCTTAAAAGGTTTCAGTATGTGAAGAGATTATTAAATAGATATTGTGATTATGGTAAGCTTGGTGAAAGATTAGTTCTTAATCATCTTATTATAATATTCAATGTGTTTGGTTATTATGGCGGTTTGAAGATATTAGAAACTAAACTTGATGATAGGCATTGGCCTGTAATTAAACCGTTTTTATTATTTTTAAATGCAATTAGAACGAACCAGTATATAGAGATTAATATAGACAAAGAAGTAGAAGAGAAACTAAGGAACATATAATGGGATTAATAAAATCAGCTGCTGATCTAGCTTATACATTTAGATTCCTTGCTCTACTTGTAACTCCGTTCAATAAGACAAAGGCTTTTGAAAAAGGTATTATTGATGAGTTTGGTAAACGTCTTAAGAAACCTCCTTTCTCTTCTATCGAAGAACGTGAAGATTATGCAAACTATTATACTCGATTCATACGACTTGTATTCAATGTTAAGAAATTAATAGGTAAAGTTCCGGGTGGTAAAACACGAATTGCATCTTATGCAGCAGCACTATATCTTATTAAAGAAGATTTTGGCGTAAGTGAAAGAAAACTAAAACAAGGTTTAAACGAATTTGGCGTAGACTATAATGACTTCTTAGCCGAGAATACAGAATGGTTTATGTTAGAAGATAAACAACTATCACCTGGAATTTATCGTTTAAGAAACGATAAAGTTTTAAATACAACATACGAAGATCTTGTTTATAAGAATGACAAAGTTCGTATTAGCGAAGAATCATATCCTATCGGATCTGTCTTTGGCCTTGACATATATGCAGGACGGCACATAGCTACTAATAGTAATATATATGTTACAGCCGGAGAGTTAATCAAATGAAACGTCTTGTGCAATTTTTAAATGAAATGGCTGTAATGTCTTCACAGCTAGATCAAGCTTGGATAGCTAAAGCTGCACAAGTAAAGACGTTTAGTCTGCAAGCAAAAGATTTCAAAAGTTTAGAATATAAAGCAGAAATTCAACATTTATTTGAAACTTATTTCTTTAAAACTAGCTTAGCTGGTATAACTATTAAAGGAAAGCCTACAACTAAAAAATTAAATAATTCAATTAATAACTTAAAAAGAATATCTCCAAGAGGTTTTGAAAATTTACGTGACTATATTGTAAAAGGCATTGGCCCAGCTGAAGTATTATTATATGTTTTATTAGATGAAGGATATTTATCTGGAGGAAACGCACCATTCGATATGATGGCAGCTGGCGGAAAATATGAAATTAAATCTGTAGATTTAGATAAAGAAGGTTTTATTAAAAACTTTAAGGTAGGTGGTACTATGCCTCTTGGGCAAATACAGTCAGCCGGTCTTGCTTTGAAAGCTAAAGTTGTAAAAGAAAAATTAGCTGCAGATAATAATGAAGACACTGGTATTACTACTGGCCAGATGGCAGCTATTATGAAACATAGACAATATTCAAGACAATGGAATAGCAAAGTTGAAATGCCATTTAAAAGAACAGTGGCTAAATATATGTCAGGCAAAGATATTCTTTTTATAGTAAATAAAACACCGGCAGCTCGAAAAGGCGAAGTTTTACACATAGGACCAATAAAAGCTAATCAAATATCGGTGGACAAATTTACTAGTGGTACAATTAAACCGAAGGTAAAGCTATGAAAAATGAACGGACATTGACTGCAGCTGAAAAGAAAAAACGCGAAGAAATAGCTAAAGCTCTTGAACGTGATAATCCTGGAATGGATATGAGTAGGAAAATGGCTATTGCTACTGCACAAGCTAAGAGAGTTATAGCAGCTGAAGCGTGCTGGTCTGGATATAAACAAGTTGGAATGAAGAAAAAGGGTAACAGACAAGTCCCTAATTGTGTACCAGAAAAAAAGGTAGAAGAAGAAGTACCTGGTAATGCTATCGGTCAAGGCGGTGTTGACATGGCACCTAACGCTGGACCTAGACTTAAAGTAATGAATGTAACTGATCGTCGACGTAGAAAAGATAAGCAACCTGTTATGTTGAAACGATTTAGGAAATATGTCGAGGAAAATTAGATGTTGAAAATTTATATATTTCTACTGATAATGGGTATTATCGGTGGAGTTGGTTACGGTGGATATGCATATTATGTTGATAGTCAAGAGAGAATGGCTACACTACGTACAAACAATGCGAAGCTTTTAGTAGCAAATGAAACTAAAGACGCAACAATAGCAACGATGCTTGCTAGTCAAAATCAATCCCAAGAACTAAATAAAGCTTTATCTAAAAGATTACAGGTTGCAGAAGCCTATAGTGATACATTACAAGCTAAGTTTGCAAAAGTAAATCTTATGAAAAGCGCAATTGAAGATCCATATGGACTAGAAGGAAGAATAAATAATGCGGTGGTACGTTTACTTGATGGCCTTAGGGCTGACACTGACCCTGACGGGGTGTCTGGGGCGAAGCCCTGAACCGATAGTTGTTACAAACACTTCGGTTATAAAAAACAACATTCCAATACAAGCAAGACCTAAACAGCTGGTATTATCAGATGTAAAATGGTATGTTGTATCTGAAAAAAACTTAGATGAATTCATGGTTAAGTTTAAAGAAGATGAAGGTCTCTTAGCATTCATAGCAGTATCACCTCAAGGATATGAGAACCTTGCGATGGATATAGCAGATATGCGTAGATACATACTACAACAAAAAGATATCATACTATATTACGAACAATCACTTGAACCTCCAGTCAAAGAAATAAAAAAAGAATAAACTTAAAAAGTATCTCTAAAGACACACAATTAACTGTTTACAAAATCCTAACACTGATATATAATACAAATAACAATAACACACATAGTTAGGAATTAGAATGGCAACACCCAATGTTGACACACGAAAGCTTTTGTCAGAAGCTAAATTTTACGATGGATATTCACGATTTAACGATGAACTTGAACGTTACGAAACATGGGATGAGGCCGTTGACCGAGTCATAGGCATGCATGAAGGATATTATGCCGAACAGAATGACGGTAATAATGGTCTTCAGATGTATATTGATGAAGCACGCACTGCATATAAAGAACAAAGAGTTCTTGGTGCTCAGCGTGCTTTGCAGTTTGGCGGGGATCAAATACTTAAACATCAAATGAGAATGTATAACTGCACATCAACATATGCAGATCGCGCAGAGTTCTTTGGTGAAATATTCTATATGTTATTATGTGGTGCTGGTGCTGGTTTCTCTGTACAGACACATCATATTAAAAAACTTCCTAAAGTTACAATGCGTACAAAACAACCTAAGAGTCATGTGGTAGAAGATTCAATCGAAGGTTGGGCAACTGCTGTTGATGTTCTTATGTCATCATATTTTGTAGGTGGTGGTAAATGGCCAGATTATGCAGGTCGAAGGATTTACTTTGATCTAAGTCTTATCAGACCAAAAGGTGCAAAGATATCAGGTGGATTTAAAGCACCTGGTCCAGAAGGATTAAGATTAGCTCTTGATAAAATAGAACATCTATTACAGGATATAGTATTAAACAATGAAAATCCAACAGCTTTACGTCCTATTAATGTTTATGATATTTGTATGCACACTGCTGACGCAGTCCTTTCTGGGGGCGTTCGCCGTTCTGCTACTATATGTTTATTTTCACCTACTGATGAAGAAATGATGACAGCAAAAACCGGTAACTGGTTTGTAGATAATCCACAACGTGGTAGATCAAACAACAGTGCGGTGATTGTAAGAGAGAAAACAACAAAAGAAGAGTTTGGTCATATCATGGAATCAGTACGTGAGTTTGGCGAACCAGGTTTTGTTTTCGTTGAAAGTACTGAGCATACAACAAATCCATGTGTTGAGATTGGTATGTACCCACAAATCAAAGGTAAGTCTGGTTGGCAAGGTTGTAACCTCACTGAGATCAATGGCGGTATGTGTCATACAGAAGATGACTTCTATAAAGCATGTAGAGCCGGATCTATTCTTGGTACAATGCAAGCTGGCTATACAGATTTTAAATTCTTATCAGATACAAGTAAAAAGATCTTTGATCGTGAAGCACTCATCGGTGTTTCTATTACAGGTTGGATGAATAATCCAGATGTACTATTCGATAAGAAAGTCCTTGAAAAAGGCGCAAAGATCGTCAAAGAAGTTAATAAAGAAGTTGCAGCATTACTTGGTATTAATGCAGCAGCTCGTACGACTTGCGTCAAACCATCTGGTAATGCAAGTGTATTATTACAAACAGCATCTGGCATTCATGCAGAACATTCTACAATGTATATACGTAATGTGCAGATGACTAAAGATTCTGAAGTAACTCAGGCAATACAAAAAGCAAATCCTTATATGGTAGAAGATAGCGTATGGTCTTCAACAAACAGTGATGTTGTTGTGTCGTTTCCTATTATTCCAAAGAAAGGTTCTTACGTAAAAGAGGATCTGATTGGAGTTGACCATCTTGCAAAGGTAAAACTTGTTCAACAGCATTGGGTAAATGCCGGAACAAATA